TTTCCATAGCCATATTAGAATACTGACTATATGTATTTGGTATCTGTTCATTCTCACCTTCGTAATATCCAATGATAGTTTCAAATGGTGAAAAGTATCTACGCTCTCTACAAGTATCATAAACTTGTTTTTGCATTAAAAAATAATTAGCAACAAAAGCTGCTAGGTCTTTTGATATTGCTTGTTTGATTACCGTATATTTATTTTTTTTAAACATCTTTTGCCATCTCTTTCGGTACGGCTTGTATATTCCAATGTATAAATCTAAAAGGCTCTATACCAAAATCAACTGCATATTCGTGTTCCAAGAATCCTGGGAAAATAATTAATGTACCAGGCGTTGGTTTAAAGTGAACAAGTTCTGAACCTGGCCATACACCTTTTTGGTTTGGTTTCATTTTTAATTTAGTAGCTCTAGCCCCTGTTCTAGGCTCGTGAAAGATTGGGTATGATGTTTTATCACTACACTTTAAAAAATAAAAACCTGATACGTGTTGATTCCAATGTACGTGTGCTGAATGATGACCACCACCTTTTTTAGCAAACTCTTGTACCCATAATTCAGAAAACATAGTTGTGTATTGTGACATATCATAACCTTGATGATCTAAATACTCCCAAGACTTTTGACCAATGTAATTTCTAAAATCTAAAAAATCATTATCCATTGTAAGTGGTGTTGAATGATGTGATAATCCAAAGTCACCATATTTTTTAATATGTTCTTTATTTCTATTTCTAGCTTCTTTAACATATTTGTTAGATGCTTTGTTTAATGACTTTACAAACTCTGGTTTTTGTTCTGACCAGATAGCAGTGTTAAAATAGTTACTTATATACATTATTTAAAAGGCCTCCCTAAATGCCATACTACAAGACTATATCTTGTACCTGATGTTACTGGTTTAACTCTATGCCATACAAAAGAAGGAAACACAATAATAGAACCTTTTGGTAATATCTCTTTTGCTCTTCTTAAATGTTTAGCTTCATCTCTCATATGTGGATCGTAGTTTCTAAAATCAAATTCTAATTCACCACCTGTGTATTCTGAACCATCTGTTAACTGACAAGTCATAGATAGTTTTCGAATTCTGCCGTGCTCTGGATTATTAACATCGTCTCGTTGATATGGTTTATCCCAACTATCACAGTGCCAATCATAATATTGGTTATGTTTATATTTTGTAAATTGACAAGACTCACTTCTTTCCCAATCAAAGTTCCAACCAGCTTTTGCATTTGCTTCATGAACGTATGGATGTAATTCTTTGTATATCCAAGTATCATTTAACCAAACTAAATCAGAGTTTCTTTTTCTTTTTAAATCTTTTATTTCATCTTTGTTTAAATTTTTATCACCATAGCCACCTGTTCTAGCCATTACTTCTTCTTGTTGATTAGCATAAGCTATGACATCATCACAAAACTTTGGTGTAAGGACACCACTAAAATACCAATAGTAATTAGATATATTCATAAGTTATAGTCTGTACAAAATTCAAACTATCTTTCTGATCATTTGATACAATATACATATTAGTAGATGGAAACATAACAAACATATTTTTTTTAAGTTCTATGTCCCAACTTCTTCCTTTACGTCTATTATCATCAAAATGTATTCTTACCCAACACTTATCAACTTTAACTCCATAAAGCATTGTAAAGTCAGGTGAGTTTCTAAGATCTACTGGATCAACATTTAATAAAGGTTTTGATACTTGACTTGGTTTATAAATATCACCCCAAGAATTTTTGTTGACTAAACTAATACCGTAATCGAGACCGATAAAATCTCGCATGTATGTATTTAACATATCCCAAGTTCTTGAAAATGGAAATTCTTTGTTAGTAAATGAGGATTGTAAAATATCGTTAGTAAGTTTTTCTTGGTCTATCTCAAAACCTTTCGGCATATCAATATCACCATAGAATAGACTTTGTTCTGTTAATACTTTCTTTTGCATACCACCACCTTATATAATTTATGCTAAAGCGTCTGTCAAATCCCAAGTTGTGTTAGTTTCATTCCAGACGTAAGACCACCTGTGAGTATCAGCTGTATTTTGTGATTCTTGTTCTTCAGTTAAAGCAGGAGCATCACCTATTGGTGATTTCCAGGAAGCTGATTCCATATGTTTTACCCATGAAGCATATGGTTTTTTAGGCCAAAAGATTTGATCATCTTCGTCCCAAGTATAACCTATACCTGCGTAGTTTCCTCTAAAAGGTGTACCACCATCTCTATGTTGGTTACCTGATGTATTGTAAGAAGTTTGAATCCACATCTGTGCTGGCCAATTGTTGTGAGTTTCTAAATATTGTTGACCTACTGATTCATCCTCTACACCATCAGCGTTAAGCATATCAGAATTATTCAAAGTTAATACTTGAATAACTTTTCCGTTAGCTCCGAGTTTTGCAAAATGTGCCATAATTATCTCCTATTATATATTAAGTTTTAAAGTTAGTAAATACATCCTATTTTATTGAAATTTATATCTTATAATAACAATTCCTGAACCACCGGTGTTACCTGATCCAACACCTTTACCTCCAGCTCCACCACCAGTGTTAGCTGATCCATTAGTCCCTGATGTATTTCCTCCAGAATCTGGAGTTCCACCATCTCCACCACCACCATTTCCACCTGTACTACCTGGCCACGCTGGAGAACGGTTATCACCATCTCCACCACCACCACCTGCTCTTGTAACAGAAGATCCTGTAATACTTGATGTTGCTCCATTACCACCATTACTTGGTCCACCAGGCATTCCTGGAAAACCTGTTTGAGTAGCACCTCCACCGCCTCCAGCACCTACAAATGAAGGACCTGGTGCTTGACCTGGACCACCATTTTGTCCTTGAGGTGGACTTACTGGAGGTGTATTTCCTGAACCACCGCTATTACTTCTATTACCTCCACCACCTCCGCCTGATCCACCAGGTTTACCTTCTCTATCAGGAGCACAATTATTTTGACCTCCGCCACCAGTAGATATAATAGTTGAAAAAACTGAATTTGATCCTGGATTACTATCACAACCACCAGTACCACCTCCACCAACTGTAATTGGATAACCTTGTGCTGAAACTGGCAATGCAGAAACACAAGCACCTAAAGGCGACCTTGAATAACAACCCGATGCAGCACCTGATGATTCTCTATAACCACCTGCTCCACCTCCGCCACTACCACTACCTCCACCACCAGCTACTATTAAATAATCTACACTATTTGGACCACCTAATGGATTACCTACAGAACAAACTGTAAAAGTACCTGGTCCTGTAAAAGAGTGAATTTTAAAATTACCACTTTCTGTTATTGTACCTCCTGTAGCAACAATATAAGTTGGTCCTTCAGTTATATCCGCTGCCTTCGAAGCATCTAAAAATTTCCAACCTTGAGTAGAATCTATATAAATTAATTCACCTGCTGCACCTTGTACATTTAAAATTGAATTATCTGTTGAACTATTAATTTTATTTCCATTTGGATTAATTGTTAAATTGTTTGTATCAAATGTATTTGCATAATCTTTTATACCAACTACATCTCCAACAGTTGGTGATGCGGGTAGCGTAACTGTGAAAGCCGCTGATGTAGTATTACAAAAATATCCTTCATTAGCTAAAGCTGTAAAACCAGATGTTTTTATAGATTCTGTTTGCCAATTTATTTGTTGTTGTAATCCTTCAATTGTTCCTGTTGTATTGTTGATTGTTCCACCAGAAATTCCTGCGGTAGAAATTGTTCCTGCATTGGTTGTTGTTGTTCCTGATGAGATAGTTACCGAATCACCACTATCTCCGATAGTTGTTGTTGTCCCTTTTCTTGGACTAATTTTATTTGACTTTATTTCACTCATTAGTTTTGAAATTTATATCTAATGACTACAATTCCTGAACCACCAGCTTTACCTACTGCATTAGTATTAACATTATTTTTACCGCCTCCAGCTCCACCACCACCTGTATTAGCTGTTCCAGGACTTGATGAATTAGGGACATTACTAGCATCTCCTCCACCGCCAGTACCTCCACTGCCTGCAGTTCCAGGCATACTTCCGCCTCCACCACCTCCACCTCTTGTAACTGGAGATCCTGTAATTTCGGATGTAACACCATTACCACCATTACCAGCGTTACTAGGTGATCCATTACATCCTACCGCACCAGCTCCGCCACCACCAGCTCCGCCTCTTCCACCTGTTCCATTTCCGCCATCATTACCTTGAGGAGGAGAAACTGGAGGTTGATTACCTGTACCACTTCCTGATTGTCCTGGACTATTTTGATAAGTTCCACCACCTCCACCAGAGCCTCCTTGTAAAACAGCTATAGGTCTACACGCCTGACCTTCTGGTACTTGATATCCGCCACCACCTCCACCACCTGCAGATGTAATAGTTGAAAAAGTTGAATTAACTCCTTTGCTTCCAGCATTATTATTATTTATACCAGCTCCTCCACCACCTACTGTAATTGGATAAGGTGATGCTGCAACTGGTAAACCTGCAGGTGCATTTAAAGGACTAGCTGTATAGCAATCTGTTGAAGCTTTACCTTCTCTATATCCTCCAGCACCTCCACCTGAACTACCTGCATCATTAGGTGTTTGAGAACTTCCACCGCCACCGCCACCACCAGCAACGACCATATAAGAAACTGTATTTGATCCAAGTGAATTACCTGCACAAGAAACACAAAATGTTCCAGGGCCTGTGAAAGTATGAATTTTAAAATTTCCAGAAGTTGTAATTGTTCCGCCTGTAGCTGTCACATATAAAGGATTACTTAAATCTCCTGGAATAGAAGATGCTGTTGTTAACCAACCTTTTGTAGCGTCTACATAAATAAAAACAACTGAAGCATTTTCTGTGTTAATTACGAAATCATTTGCAACACCTTGAATATTAGAACCATTTCTACCAACTGTTAAATTGTTAGTATCAAAAGTTGCAGCATAATCTTTTATACCAACAATGTCTCCTGCTGAAGGAGATGCAGGTAGCGTTACTGTAAATGCTCCTGAAGTTGTATTACAAAAATACCCTTCACCTGCTGTTGCTGTAAATCCCGATGTTTTAATTGAACCTGTTTGCCAATTAGCTTGATTGTCGATTGTACCTGTAATAGTACCACCTGTTATTGTTCCTGTGTTTGTAATTGTCCCTGAGTTGGTAATTGATCCTGCTGATGTTAAAGTTACACCAGATGGAATAGCTACAGTATCGCCACTGTCTCCGAGTGTGACTGTGCCACAATCTGTTGTTGGTGTAATTTTATTAACTTTAACTTCACTCATAAATCCTTATTGAAATTTGTACCTTATTATTACGATTCCGCTACCACCTGCTCCACCTGCAGCTGTTCCAGAAGGTCCACTATCACCACCACCCCCACCACCACCAGTGTTGGCTGTTCCAGCAGTTCCTGCTCCTGAACCAGTTGGTCCTGAACCATCACCACCAGGTCCACCACCGCCAGGTCCACCAGATCCACCGCCGCCTTCTCCAGGTGGAGAACCAGCTCCACCACCACCTGCATATGCTACAGGAGACGCTGTAATTGATGTTGTTGCTCCACCGCCACCATTTATAGTAAGAGTTGCTGCATTAATTGCTCCACCACCGCCACCTCCGTGTGCGCCTGGACTTTGTGAACCATCGTTTCCTTGAGGTGGACTTACTGGAGGAGTATTTCCACTACCACCAGGTACAGCAGATCCAGGGCCACCTGGAGCACCATCATTACCTGCTCCACCACCTGATCCACCATTTCCTGCAGCACCTGAACCTTCGTCACTTGTTCCAGCACCTCCACCTGCAGATATAATAGTTGAAAAAATTGAATTACTACCAACGCTACCAATATATCCTCCAGAACCTCCACTGCCTACAGTTATTGGAAAAGCAGTTGCTGTAACTGAAATATTTGTAGAACCTTCTAAAGGGGATGCTGAATAACAATCAACACCAGATTTTGATTCTCTATAACCACCAGCTCCTCCTCCACCACCTCCATTTCTATTAGGACCATTGTTACCATTCCCAGCTCCACCACCACCTGCTACTACTAAATAAGAAACTTCATTGTTTGCAGGAATGTTTGAAATTTGAGAAACACAAAATGTTCCTGGCCCTGTAAAAGTATGAATTTTAAAATCACCACAACAAGTTATTGTTCCACCTGTAGCTGTTATAAAAGATAAACCAGTTACATTAGAAGTTGAATCTTGAACGTTTTTCCATCCTTCAGTTCCATCTACATAAACAAAAGTTACTGACTGACCTTCTGTTGATAAAAATGCATCTGCTGCAACACCACCAATGTTAGATCCGTTTCTTGCAACTGTAACATTGTTAGTTTGAAAAGTATTTGTGTAATCAGCTATTGAAACGATATCCCCTGCAGAAGGTGTTGCAGGTAATGTAACTGTTATAGCTCCTGAAGTCGTATTTACAAAATATCCATTACCACTTACAGCAGTAAAACTAGCTGTCTTTGCTGTTGTATCCCAGTCTACTGTTCCTGTTCTACCGAATCCTGTTTGACTTGCACCTGATGCTAAATTAATAGTATCACCTGATGCACCTAATGTGATTGTTGTACCGCATTTAGTGACTACTGCACCTCCGCATTGGTTTTCTATGTTATCTACTTTTATTTTACTTGCCATAATTATTTATATTTATACCTTATTACTACAATACCACTACCACCAGAATTACCTTGATAAGGAGAAGCGCCACCACCTCCACCACCACCTCCACCAGTATTAGCTAGACCCGCAGTAGAACAAACTGCTCCACCACCACTTCCAGCACCAAATCTATCTGGCTGTGGACTACAACGTGAACCTCCAGGATTTATTCCACCTATACCTTCATCTCCTCCACCTTGAGGACCACTAGGTGTATTACCTCCACCTCCACCACCAGAGTATTTTGTTGCTGTCCCTGTAATAGAAGTTGTAACTCCTACACCACCATCACCTGCACCACATACCGCTACAGCAGCAGCTCCAGCATTTCCAGCTCCACCTCCACCACCACCTGCAGTACGACAAGTATCAAAACCAGGACCACCGTTTTGTCCTTGAGGAGGACTTACAGGAGGAGTATTTCCTGATCCAGCATTTGCACCTTGACACGGACCACTTCCTGTTCCACCACCACCTGATCCACCATTTTGTCCTAATCCTAACGGAGCAGGAATATTAGAACTTGCTCCACCACCACCACCAGTAGATATTATAGTTGAAAAAACTGAATTTGATCCGTTATCACCAGGAGCTACAGTTGGAGGAGAATTAGTGGCTCCACCAGCTCCAATTGTTATTGGATAAGCTTGTGCTGTAACTGGTAAAGCTGAAACACAAGCTCCTAAAGGAGAAGCTGTGTAACAACCGTTAGCTGTTCCAGAAGATTCTCTAAATCCACCACCACCACCGCCACCAGCTCTATCAAAACCACCTCCACCACCACCTGCGACTACCATATAGTCTACAGTATTATTAGTTGGGCCGTTTGAAATTGAACAAACTGTAAAAGTTCCTGGCCCTGTGAATGTGTGAATTTTGTAATCTCCACAACAAGTTATTGTTCCACCTGTTGCAATAATGAATGTATCCCCACTAGCATCAGAACTTTGACCTGTGTCTGTGGTTATCCAACCTTTTGTTGCATCTACATAAACTAATGTTATAGAAATTCCTTCTTTATTTATTACAAAATCTTCTGCATTACCTTCTATGTTGGAACCGTTTCTACCTAGTGTTATATTATTTGTATCTGCTGTATTTGCATAATCTGCAACTGCAACAATATCTCCAGCGCTTGGACTAGCTGGAAGTGTAACTGTAATAACTCCACTTGTTGTATTTACAAAATAACCATTACCACTTACAGCAGTAAAACTAGCCGTCTTTGCTGTAGTATCCCAATCAACAGTTCCTGTTCTACCAAAACCTGATTGACTACCATTATTAACAACAGTAGTTCCAGAAGGAAAAGTTATAGTATCACCAGAAGCACCAACTGTTAAATTAGTTCCGCATTGTGGTTCGATTGCATTTACTTCTATTTTACTCATTAAATTACTACCAATGTCCCTGTTACTGTTTGTGTACCTGTAATAGTTACTGGTCCTGCTAATACGCCTGAATCAAGAGTTTGATCTTCATCTAAAGTAGAAGCATGAGTGACTACATAACCCGTAGCCTCCATTACTGGTGACATTGCTTTCTTTGCAGGGATAGTACAAAATACTTCTTTTTCTCCTGAGCCAAAATCAATTTTAGCTGTGGTACCTAAGTTATTACTTATTACTGTGTCTCTTGAAAGAGTGTCTGTTGCAGCATCGGTTACTGTACCAATACCAACTTCAAACTTATCTGTACCTGTTTCTGTGATACAGTAATACGTAGTATTAGTTGTACCTACTCCAGCTACAAATGTTATAAAGTCCTGTGAAGCACCAGCTAGGTCTAACGTTCCCGTTCCCGAGGTAGTGCTTGTCTCTTTAACTCTATCGTTAATGACAAGTGCCATCTAAACCTCTCTTACGTTAATCTTAATATTGCTGCAGATGTTGTAAATGCAGGGAATTGAATTGTAAAAGTTCCTGCTGTTGCAGTTTTAACTCCACCGAAATCTAGAACACAAACTGCATCAGTAGTACCTGTACCACCATCAGTTGTTGTATTATAAATTAATGCACCTTGAGCAGATAATGTAACTCCAGTAAAAGATAAGTTAGCAAAACTAGTAATCGCTACTGCTGAAGATACTTTTACACCTTGATTAACAAGTGCTTTACCGCCTGCAGTATAACCAGATGAAGAAACTTCATTACCTGTTATATAATTTTCAGTTGAGGCACCTAGTGTTGCTAGTGATGTATACATCGCTAAGTTATAAGTATCAGATGATGTATCAAAGTCGTGTTTTCCTTGAAGTAACTCTTTTTTAAAAGAATTACAAATTGCGTTAGTAGTTATAGCCATAATAGTTCTCCTTTAATTTTATGGTGATGGTGAAGGTACTTGAACTCTAGGTACCCCATCATCGTATTCTGCTCGTCTTCTTCTCCCCATTTGTTGGAGAGCAAAATTCTGTACACCTTCATTATACTTACTTTTATATAGATTGTACATATCCATCGGCCCTTTTAGGAATGCATATGCTTCTGTCAGAACACCGTCTAAAAGCATTCCTTGTTGATATTCTGATAAGTAAGTAGTATTTGAAGATGTGAAACTTGGTGGAGTTACGATATAATTTAATTGAACTGCATATGCTTGGTCTGGTGTGGGTGCAACTACAATAGATGATTCATCCCAGTTAGCATAATATTTTGGAAGTCCTGTAGCACCACTTCCATTATATTCTGTTATAAAACTAGTATCTCTTTTCTCCATAAAAGTTCTATCGCCTGTTTGATCAGTAGTACTAAATACTTGTAAAGATCTAATAATTAAAAAATCTGCAGGAGTAACTAAATATCTTTTATTGGCAGTAAATGATGATGTTGCATATTTTCTTGTGTCATCATAATCTACGGCTCCTGCAATATTTAATTCTGTGTTTCTAATAAATTGACCAATAATAGTATCGCTTAAAACATTACTATCTACTTCAGTAAAGTTTCTTACCTGTGTTAAAAAATCTGAATAACTTATAGCCATTATGTAATACTCACTGTAACTGATTTAATTTGCATAGATAATTGTCTTCTTCTATTTTGTAATGATGGATCTGCAGGAATCATAGCACTTGTTCCTTGAGTTATAAAAGCAAAATCTCCAGGTAAAGTTAAATTTGCAGTAATCATTCCTTGCCCACCTGAAGAAGATACTTCACCATTAACAATAGTTGGTTGTTGAAAATCTTGTGACCTAGTATTTTTTAAAGCAACGGCATCTGCCTTATGATAAGGAGGATCTAGTTGTGGATGTTTAGGCTCATACTCTGATATATGAACTAATGCACCTGTCCACTCTTTAACCATTTCTTTATATGGAAATGCTTGACCAGATCTATCCGATATTGCTTGACTTCTTTTTCCAGATGCAAAACTCATTAACCACCTCCTGGAAAGTATGATTGAGGAGATATATATACTGAAGTTCTAGAACCATCTTCATTTAATGCTCTAATTAATTCGTCCTCATATAATTGTTTTAATAATTGAATTCTATCTGGTGCTCTTTTTTGTGATAAATAATATGCAAGGCCAGAACACATACAAGGTAAAAATCTATAAGCTACATCAGCTGTATTTGTAAATCCACCTGCATCTTCAATTCTGTTTATTGTGTAAAATTTTAATGTTGTATAAGTTGTTGCATCAGGAGCTAAATATAAACTTATAGTTGGTGTTGTTTGTCTATCAACATAATACTGTGAGGGTTGTCCTGTTTGTAATTTGTTTGGAAGTGCAGCATAAGCTGATCTATCAATTTTTGTTAATGCTATATCGTTTGTAGATGAACTATCACTTGCGGCTGCAGTTGTAGAAATATATGCTTCAAGAACATCATTAACATCTGTTGCAACAGTATAAGTTGCAGTTCCAGCAGTTAAAGCTTGTTCATTAAGTTGAACTTTCCAAAGATGAATACCTCTGTTGCCCCACTCTGAAAATAAAAGATTTAAACTTCTTCTTGCGCTACGTAAGTCATTCCCACTATTAGTTCGCATACCACATCGTTCGTATGCTTCTTCAATAATGTCATCGATCTGAAGATCGAATGCTGTAGTTCCTGACGTAGCCATAATTCATTAAAGAATATCTTTATGATAATCCATAGATTTTCCAGGAATTAATTCTTCATCTTGTAAACCCATCCCAGAAGTTCTAGCTGCACCCATGCCTTTAATAGCGGCACCTCCTGCAACTTTTTTCATCATTTTAAAATCTTCACCAGATATTTTACCATCTTTATTTTTATCTAATTTTTTTTGTCCACCTGTTAACATTGTGTCTCCTCCTGTACTCATTTTTAATAAATCTGCATGAGATTGTTTTGTTGATTTTTTACTTAATTCTGTTTTTAATTTTTTAATCTTAGCTTTTTTTTCAGGAGATAAGGTTGCAACTTTATAAGCAAGATTAGCTGCTTCAAATCCTGCAGCAACAGGTAATGCAGCTCTACTTGCAATTCTACCTATAGTTTTAAGCTTACCAATATTACGTGCTTTTTTAGCTGCACTTGCAGTAATTAAAGCTTTTGATGCACTAGCAGGTTGATCAAATTTTTTTGTTAAACTAAGACCTTTCATTAAGTTTTTAGTTTTCTGTCCAGCTTTAAACATTTTATATTGTGTTTGAGATGGACCCATAGCTTTTGTGATTTTTGGTTTTCTTTCAATTGCTTTACCCAAATAGGTATCGGCTCTTTTGAATAATCCTTTTAATTTATCTGATAATTTCTCTGCCATAATTCTCCTTAGATTTCTATCATACCACCATAATACTTCTTGGTAAAGGTGCTAACATTATTTGGTTTGCCTCCAGGATTACCGGCTGCTCTCTTTCTTGCAACAGCAGAACGCTTTTCTGAGCTTGTCATTTGGGCTGCTTTTGCAGCAGGCACGCATTTGGGGTATTTTCTTTTTGATCCACTTGCAGATTTTCTTCCACATTCTTTGTATCCTCCATCTTTTTTAGGTGATCCTATATCAACCCATTTTTCATTAAACCATTTTTTAAGACTCATTAGAATACGCCTTTGAAACCTTTGCCTCTAATCGCTGCTCCTGTTCCACGTACCTCGCCTCCACACATTTTCTGTAAAGGAACTGCTGCTCCACTAGCATTTGTAGTGGTGTCTAACATCATTGCTCTGTCTGGTTTAACAATTGTATATGGCTTTTTCTTTGGTTTTTTATAATTATAAATTTTTTCTTTTGGAAAATTATCTATAATTTTTTGTGCTTCTTTTTTAAGTTTTTCAACCGATATACCGTTAGCTGCTTTTAATGGTTTAACTTTTTTTTGATATAAATTTATTAGAGGAGATCCCATAAATGAAGATGATTTATATGAAGATGAGTTAGGTTCTGCTTGTGATTCTTTTTTACCATAAACATTTTTTGCAAGTTTTCTTACCAATGTGCCCATAACTGCTTTCTTAGGTCCCCAATCTTTTTTCTTAGTACCAGATGGGTCTTTAATTTTGCCTGCACATATTTTAGATGCATAAGCATTTGCATATGCAGAGGGGTAAACTTTGAATTTTCTTTTGGCAGCTGATTTGCCTCTTGCACATAATTTAGTCATGCAAGATTATAACATTTTTTGACTAGGCAGTAAATGTCTTGGCTAGTGGGTTTTTCTTACGTTTGATAGCAAGTTTAACTTTTTTCTTTTTTTCTTTCTCGTCTCTCGCACCACGTAGTTTACCCTCTATTTGTTTTGATATCTGTGATCTTCCTATTGCCATTATACTAAATCCTTAGCCTTTCCTATTATTGGTTTATATTTTGTTTTACCTTCTGATTTATATGCATGCATAAATTGTTCACGTCTTCCTTCAGGTATCCAAGAACAGTGTATCCATCCCGAGTTAGGTTCTCCGGGCGTGTAGAACTCGAGGATCAATTGATCTGTCTCAAGGTTCATTTTAATCCAATCAGCAACTTCAGCATTATCAACTCCAACACATTCGAAGTCTGCGGCCTCAGCTTTTGCATGCTGTGAATTTCTAGAACTACCAATCGCTAAACATAAATCTTCACTACGAAATCCTGATGTTACTTTTACTCTACCGAAATGGTCCCGTACGGGTTGTAAAATATTTTCACACAAGTCTTTTAGTTTTTCTATTTGACCTGCGTTTGGATTGTTGTTGATTCCCTTACGGACAGCTGTGTCCGATTTGATTAACTCTTGAAGAGTAAAATTACGAGATAGATTCATTATTTTTCTGTAATAATTTTTTTAATTGATTTAGAACCATCAATATTGTCTTCTAGTTCTGCTTGTACTTTTCCGCACATATATTGTACATTAACATTTTGATCACGTTCTGCAAGACGTTTTCCTTTTAAACAATCACTCATTGATTGTTGTATTCTATGCTCTTTTAACTCCCCTGCTATAAACATACAAAGAGCAACGACACTAGTAATTACCGTTTCCATTTGCAAACTCCCTTTGTTTATCTTTTAATTTTTCAATATCTTTTAATGCTTTGTCCATTTGCTTCATTAAAAATTCTATATTTACTTTGTTTGTCATGTTCATTTCTTGAGTCTGTTGCATTTTTTCTACTTGTTTATACAGATCTTCGATAAGCATGAACTGCTCAGAATCAGCGGGAAGTGAACCCATTAATCCTCTTGGCCATTTAATTCTAAACTCTGTATTCTTTTCAAGATCAGCTTCCATTAATTGTAATCTTGTGTGATGAGAGTTTTGAGTTTCAATTAAACCAAAATAGGCCCAGGTGCCAATTGCAACTAAACCTATTAAACTAGCAACTGTTTTCATTGGCATTTGTACAGCAACCTCTTCTCCGATGTTTAATGGTTTATTGTTCATCTAGGTATGTATCCTGGCTGTAAGAAAAGAGCTATCAATACAAAAGCTATAATCAATGCACCTGTAAAATAATAGTTCATCCTGTCCACCTCTATTACTGACATGATAAACACTCATCTGAATCTGAATCTAGTGCCGCTAGTGCTTCTTCTTTACAATCTTGGCTACAGAAAAGATCTAGTTCATCTTTTTGTTCAAATTCTTTTTTACATTGTTTACAACTTTTTTTCATTTCTTTTTCTTCTTTTTATTAAATAATATATTATCAATCCATCCTGCTGCTTTGTCTAGTAGTCCAAAAAAATTATATATAAATTTATCAATCATTTTTATCTATTTCATAAAACATTTTGTTACTATCTTCTGTAAGCCAATCTTTATTTTCAACATTCCATTTTGTAGTTTGCACCGAATAGTCTGGAACCCCGTCACCAACAGTGTAGTTAGGAGCATCCCACAAAATACGATTATTAGGCTGAGCTGCATAATTACCGTCATCAAGAGCCAATATATGTGCGCACTTATGTTCAGCAGGAATTTCAGAATGTTCTGTATCCAAGATATTACTTTCTGGATGACCCCAATCAATTGTAAATAAATATTCGAATGGATAATTTTTTTTATCTTTTCCATAATATTTACCTCGTTTACCTCTTAGGAAACTAAAGCAATGAACACTAGGATAATAACTAAAACAATTCCACAATTGAAGTTGGTCGATTGGCATATCAGGCACTTCGGCTCTATCGAATTTTTCTTGAAAAAACGCTGATATAGGCAGTCGCCAAAAACACGCACCGTTCGGTAGCATAATATTAAATAAGAGTGCACGATCTGTAATAGAGACCACACTAAAGATACAACAGTCGACAGACTCTCCTTGATGTTTTTTAAGATCATATAAATACTCCTTTCTTACCTTACAGTATATAGGAGGAATGTCCGCATTTAAATATGCCATTTAACATTTCCATCTACGTCTTGCTTGTCTTAATCTTGAATTAGGATCCTTTGCAGCTTTAGGAAATTTTTTCATTTGACCTGCACTTCTTGCACAGTATGATTTTCTTCTAGCTGCTCTTTTCTTTCCTGGATTATCTTCTGTT